AATATCCGCTATAAAGCCAGAGAGAGATATTCTTTCGGTTTTAGTAACTGGCGTGGTATTTACGGAAGTCAGGGTGCATAATTGAACCAACAGTAGGGTTTATTACTCAACTACTGATTAAGGGTGCTTTCGCACCCTTTTTTTATGCCTAAAATAAATGTAAATTAATTGTATAAATAGTTGTACTTTTGTACAAATATGTTAGTATGTATATGTGGATAATAAATTAAATAACAAAAAAGGAAAAAAAATGGTCAACACTTCTTACACAGAAAACGAAAAGAAAGCATTGCATTTAGTTAATCAAAGCATTTTTGATAATGGTCATTCTTGGGAAGATGATCCTGAGCATGGTTACGAGCATTGGGAGTGGGTAACTTTGCCACAAATGATAGAGCTTTTGGTTTCAGAAGGATGGTCTATCAAATCAGCAGAGGGAACTATTGGTTCAATTGTAGATAAGGATAGAGTGTTCACTTACGCTGAAGATCAGACTGATGAAGGTGAAAAACTTTTTATCTCTAGGTGGACTAATGTTTACAACGATGAAATATTTATCAGTGCCAAGGAAGCAGAAATATTAACTAACAAAGGAATGGCATAAGCCATTTCTAGGAGAAAGTGGTATGAGCAAGAAAGCAAGCATGAGCGAGTCTCGATTAATTAATAAAATTGAGAAAGAGTTTCCAGAAGCCAAGCCAACACCAGCATCACATTTTGCTGAGGGTTATGAAGGAATCTGGTTCAGAGGTAGCGAAGATGTCGTAGATGATGTGGCAATCTTTAGTCCTTATGGTGAATTTGGAGACATTGTACATCCTAAATTGAGCGAGATATTGATGGGAGCTGGCTGGTATCCAGAACCATACGATGCTGGAACTTTAATGGCTTTCAAGGAATGGTAATGGAAGATAAGACTTTTAAATTACCTTTAAAATTCGGAGAAGAAATCGCTCTACCAGATGGGCGATTTGTTTCTACTGCAATTATCGAAAAAGATAACCAAGACTTTTGGGCGATCTATCGTGTTCGTAAATCTGAGTTGAAGAAAGCTGGTATCTTCATTGTTAAAGAAGGCGATCAGTGGGTTTGCAAAAGATATCGAGATAACAATGAAAAGATCGAAGAATCTATGGCTATCTCTAGCGATGTCGAAATAAAAGCACCAGAAGGTTTAGATTATTACCCATACCAGAAAGCTGGTATTGAGTTTTTATCTAAGAAATCATCTGCATTAATAGCTGATGAAATGGGATTAGGTAAAACTATACAAGCAATTGGCTTAATGAATTCAATTGAGCTACCTAAAGTTCTTATAGTTGTACCAGCTTCAGTAAAAATTAACTGGGGTATTGAGTGTAAAACTTGGTTGGTACAAGATCGTGACATCAAAACCATCGAAAATGGTAAAGATGCGTTTCCTATAAACCCTGATATTGTAATTATAAATTATGATTTGCTTACAAAATTTAAAGACAAAATTCTCACAAGAACTTGGTCATATGTGATTTTTGATGAGTGTCATTATCTAAAAAACCCAAAAACTGCTAGATCTAAAGTTGCTTTAAAAATTAGAGCAGATAGAAAAGTTGCTTTGACTGGCACACCAATACCAAACAAACCTATTGAGTTACAACCAATAGCTGGTTATTTGAGTCCAAGTGTATTTGGTAATTTCTTTAGTTACGCTTACAAATTCTGTAGCGCACATCAAATTAATATTGGTCGCAAGAAGGTTTGGAATTTTGATGGTGCAAGCAATCTTGAAGAATTACAAAAAAGATTACGATCTACCATCATGCTAAGAAGAAAAAAGAAAGATGTGTTAACTGATTTACCAGACAAAGTAAGACAGGTTATCGTGCTAGGTAGAGATCATTATGGTCAAGAGTTAGAAAAAGAATATGATACTTGGTCAGATGTAATTGCAGAAACATCATCTAATGATATACCTTTTGATAAGATGTCAGGTGTTAGGCATCAAATGGCTTTGAAGAAAGTAGATCATGTCATAGAGCATGTATCAACTATTGATCACAAAGTTGTAGTGTTTGCTCATCATAAAGATGTCATTGCTGGTATCAAAGAAGGCTTAGAAAAACACGACAAAAAAGTAGTGATCTTAACTGGTGATATGTCAACTAAAGATAGACAAGTATCAATTGACGAATTCCAAAATGGAGATGCAGATGTGTTCATAGGAAGCATACAGGCTTCTGGTGTAGGGATTACATTAACAGCTTCTAGTCATGTGGTTTTTGCAGAACTCTCATGGGTTCCAGCTGACATGAACCAAGCAGAGGATCGATGTCATCGAATTGGACAAAAGGATTCAGTATTGGTTCAACATATTGTTGTTGATGGTAGCATTGATGCTAAATTAGCTGAAACACTTGTTAGTAAGCAGAAAGTTGCTGATAAAAGTCTTGACGATCCAGAACTCGTCAATGTGATTGTTGAAGAAATATCATATGATGCTGGTGAAGTTCAGAAGCTATACAAAGGAAAAAAAGTAAAAGCATTACCAACACATGTAGTCAAAGCAATGCAAGAGTGTGTTAAATTGTTAGCAAGATACTGCGATGGTGCTAATGAAGAAGATGGAGCTGGTTTCAACAAGTTCGATGCTTCATTTGGTCACAGCGTAAATCGCATGGATAACTGGTCGATACCAATACAACATGCTGTAAAAGATATGCTCAAGAAGTACAAAAAACAAATGATAGGTGTTTGTGAGCACGAATACATGATAATTTACTCCTAACTTCCAATTACCTTAGTCTTGAAGTATGATGTATTGACTAGGGTAATTTTTTTTGTTTTATCGACAGACCTAGCTGACAAGCCAAGACGATAAAACTTATCACAAAGGAGTGATTATAATGGCAAATTCAACTTTTAGTGGACCAGTCCGATCCAAGGGCGGTTTTAAATTAATTAACGAAGCTAGTGGTACAGGTGCAATCACTGAAACAGGTTTCTCAGTAAACTCTACTGGACAGCTTATTTCTTTAGGTTGCAGAAAAATACAAACATTCGCAGTAAGTTTAGCTGGTACAAATGCAGCTACTACAACTTATACTGATGCAGATGTACTTGTTGAACTTGGACAGCTTAACGCTGATCATCCAGATGATTTAGTAACAGCTAGTAAATTTTTTATCCATAAAGTAGTAGTTGGTATAACAACAGCAGCAGCAAGTGATGCAAATTCACTAGCAAGTTTACAATTGAGTGCTACTTCTGGTACAGCTACTAATACAGCTATATCTTCTGGAACAGAAATTGTGGGAGCTGGTGTTGCATCATTCAACCCAAGAATTTCTGCTACTGATTCAGTAACAGAAGTTGATATAAATCTTGATGATACTGCTGGGAACTTTCATGTATTCGAGCCAAACATAAGTGCTGCGATTGCGAGTAACAATCTTTATATGTGCGCTGGTGATGCCTGTGATACAGCTTTAACTGCGTTCCGAGCCACTGTTGAGATCGAATACACAGTATATTAAGGGGTAAATTATGGCTAGAATAACTGGTTCAGATGTCAAAGCAGTTCATATAGCTGCTGATACCAATGCTGCTGATAATGTAAGTGTTTCCGCAGCAGAACAAGCAAATACTGATTTTACAATCGGTGGAACAGATACTTCTGGCGGTACTGCAACATTTACAGCAGCAAGAATAATTACTTGCACTACAGCTGGTACTGGAGATAATGGCAAAACTGTTACTATTACTGGTACTGATGTTAATGGCTCTGCACAAATAGAAGTTATTACTTTAACAGGTTCAGCTACTACAACCTCTGGTACTAAATTCTTTAGAACTGTCACAGCAGCAGCAGCTTCTGCACAACCAGCGGCAAATGTTTCAATCGGACATTCAGCAAGTTGTGCAGATGTGATATTCGCTGGTAGATCCAGATTCAGAGGTATTAATGCGGTTTGTAGTGGTACAGCTGGCATACTTGATTTTGTAACCACATCCCCACTTGGTTCAAGTACATTTAAACTAGGCACTGTTGCAAGCGCGACAGCAACTAGAGATATTACTATCCCAGATGAAGGTGTTCTGTTTGAATCAGGTATATTTGTTTCATACACTGTAAGCACATTTGGAACGCTTACTGTGTTTCATGCTTAGAAAACTGACTCACCAAATTTTAGACGGGTTTGGTGAGTCACTTTCTTGACTTGTGAGGTAATATGGCAACATCGAATAGTAAAAATTTCGAACCAGATGTTGGTGAGTTTATAGAAGAAGCATTCGAGAGATGTGGAATCGAGCTGCGCACAGGGTATGATCTGAAATCAGCTCAAAGAAGTTTGAATCTTATGCTTGCTGAGTGGTCGAATCGTGGTTTAAACCAATGGACTGTAGCATCAAAAAGTGTAGCGATGGTTAAACATACTGTGACTTACAATATCGATACCACTAACGCAACAGCACCCATAGATGTTTTAGATGCATTTATTCGTGAAACAACTAATAGCGTAAACAATGACATACCACTTACTAGAATAAGTAGATCTCAGTATTCTGGACTTGCTAGTAAAGGATCGACATCAAGACCTAATCAATATTTTGTTGATAAACAAAATACACCTACAATTACTGTATATCCAGCACCAGATAAATCTTCAACTTATACTTTGATAATGAATGTTTTGACAAGAATTGATGATGCTGATGCTGGAGAAAACACTATGGATATGCCATATCGGTTTTATCCATGTCTAGCTGCTGGTTTGGCTTACTACATTTCTTTAAAAAGAGCACCAGATAGAACTGGTCTTTTAAAACAACTCTATGAAGAAGAATTCCTACGTGCTATGAATACTGACGAAGAACGCGCTAGTTACAGAATTAGACCTGATTTAAGAAGTTACAATAGAGCATAATGGCTAGATACAGTAACAAAAAATCAGCTTATGGAATTTGTGACATAACTGGCTTTAGATATAATCTAGTCGATATGAAAAAAACTTGGAATGGTTTGATGGTTGGAGCAGATCAATTTGATCCCAAACATCCACAGCTTAGTCCTAGATTAGCACCAGTAGAAGAAAGACCATTACCAGATGCAAGAGTAGATACTTCAGATGATAATAACTTTTTTGTGGTATATACTAATGTTGGATTAGGTAAGCTAGGTAAACAATTAACTACTTTTGAATCGACATTCAGCGTAGGAGAGGTTTCGATAACAACATGAGTTGGACTTTAAGCACATTAAAAACAGCAATTGGTGATTATTTGGAGTCTAGCGAGACAACATTTACAAACAATTTAAATAATTTTATTAAAGAATCAGAAAATAGAATTTTAAATTTGGTTGAAATTACAGATCAAAGAAAAAATGTACAAGCGACTGCAACTCAATCAAATAGATTTTTAGCTTGTCCTACTGATTTTCTTGCACCTATGAGTTTGGCAATTGTTTCAAGCAACACATATGATTATCTTGATCTAAAACATCCAAGTTTTTTAAGAGAATATTCGCCAACTACAACTTCGACAGGTAAACCAAAGTATTATTCTGTTTTTAGTCAGACGTCTTTTTCTTTAGCACCAGTACCAGATAGTGCTTATGTGTTCGAGTTACATTACTTGCATAAACCAACAAGCCTAACAGTAGGAGCTGATAGTGGTTCAACTGTATTAAGTCAAGATTATCCAGATGCATTACTATATGGAAGTTTGGTTGAAGGAGCTATCTTCTTAAAAGAAACAGAACAAAATATTGCTATGTTTGAAACCAGATTTAAAGAAGCTATAGCAAGAATGAAAAATAATTCAGAAGGTCGTGACACTAGAGATGAATATAGGTATGATTCTTTAAGACAGAAAGTGACATAAAATAAATAGATAGGACATAAAAATGGAGAGAATAGAGTCTTTAGAAGGCAAACGCATAGCTTTGCTTGGTCTAGGCATATCGCAAATAGATTACCTTATAAGTTTGGAAAACTCCAAAGAGTGGGATGAAACTTGGGGTATAAATTCTGTTGCTGGTGCATTGAAATGTGACAGAGTTTTCATGATGGATCCAGCTTCACGTTTCCTAGACGGTGAAGACGCTGGTAAGCAGACAGCTATCATGAGAAAAGTATTGCCAAAACTTGAAGTGCCAATATATTCTTGTGAACTAGATGAGAGAGTGCCTAGTATAGTAGAATATCCATTACAAGAAGTATGTAACGCTACAAAATGCGCATACATGAACAACACAGTTGCTTATGCGTTAGCTTTTGCTTTATACAATAAAGTTGGAGCCATAGATCTTTTTGGTATAGATTTTAGTTATAGGCATGATTTACATTTTGCTGAAGCTGGTAGAGCTTGCGTGGAATTTTGGCTGTGCAAATTGATGGAAAATAATATAACAGTAGGTGTTTCACCAAGATCCACAGTGTTAGATGCAGATGTTCCAGCTGATGAAAGACTGTATGGCTATCACAGATTAGACAAACCCTTGGTTGCAATACCTCATAAAGATTCTTGGATTATTGCGCCAAATGATAAGATAGAAGATTTACTGAAAGAACATAACATGGAAATTATTCAAGAAGCTAAACCACCAGAACCATACAAAGGATGAGTGATAGTTTTATACAACTAGGACAAGTAATGGTTTCAACCACAGAGAATCGTGGACATACACCAGAATTTTGGGCAGAGCAAATTACTAAAAAAATATGTTCTATTAGTGATAATGCGCCTGATCATATTAGACAACAAGCACGAGCTTTTCAAAATAATGTTTATACTGTAGTATTGAATGGTGTCAAAAGTGCAATTGACAGTGACCGTGTAACAATACGTGGTCTACTAGATTCGCAAGGGCACAAAGACATGGCAGATATTATTAAACAATTAAAATAGAGGTATAAACATGGCTATTACGAGTGCGATAGCAAATTCATTCAAGCAAGAGGTTCTTGTGGAGGCCCATAATCTTACCAATGGCGCAGACAGTATTAAGTTAGCTCTTTTTACAAGTAGCGCAACAATGGGAGCTGGCACAACTGCTTATGGAACAGGTCAAGAATCATCAGGAACCAATTACTCTGGTGGTGGAGCTGCATTAACTAATGTGACTCCAGCTCTTTCTGGCAGTACAGCAGTCGTTGATTTCGCAGATTTGACTTTTGGTACAGCTACAGTGACAGCTAGAGGTTGTTTGATTTACAACTCGACCAACAGTAATAAAGCTATTTGTGCGATTGATTTCGGCGGCGAAAAAACTTCGACGGCAGGGGACTTTACAGTAGTGTTCCCCTCCGCCACGGCTACAGGTGCGATTATCAGATTAGCTTAATTCGTGGTAAACTTTTTACTATAGGAGTTCACTATGCCATTAAGTAAAATTGAGTTTAAAGCTGGTATCAACAAAGAAGAAACTGACTACGCAAACGAAGGTGGTTGGGTTGATGGTAACTTTATACGATTCAGAAAAAATCGTGTTGAAAAAATTGGTGGATGGGTAAAAAGCACATCTAATACAATTACTGGCTTGCCCAGAGCTTTACATGCTTGGATATCACTAGCTGGTACAAGGCTTTTGGGTGTTGGATCAACTGTTAAGTATTACATAGAAACTGGTGGTTCATTCAACGATGTAACTCCTGTTCGCGCAACCACTACAAATGGTATTACCTTTGCAGCAGTTAATGGCAGTTCAACTATTACTGCTACAGATTCATCTCATGGTGCTATAAAGGGAGATTATGTAACACTATCAGGAGCTGCAACGCTTGGTGGTAACATAACTGCCGATGTTTTAAATCAAGAATATCAAATAGATACTGTACCAAGTACAAATACTTATACATTTACGGCTACAGCAACAGCTAACGCAAGTGACTCAGGCAATGGCGGTGCTGGTGTAGATGGCTCATATCAAATCAATGTAGGATCTGACTTTTATGTCCAAGGCACTGGATGGGGTATAAATGCATGGGGGTTTTTTACTTTTGGATCTGTTTCTGCATTAAGTTTTACCAACCAGCTCAGGCTTTGGACACACGACAACTTTGGAGAGGATCTTGTAATAAACCCTAGAGGTGGTGGTATTTTCTATTGGGAAGAAGATAATGGGTTATCAACCAGAGCAGTAAATATAACTTCGTTGTCAGGCGCAAATAAAGCTCCAACTGCTGGGTTACAAACCTTAATATCAGAAACAGACAGGCATGTTATTGTTTTGGGCGCAGATCCACTATCTGGTGGCTCAAGAACTGGAGCAATCGATCCCATGTTGATAGCTTTTAGCGATCAAGAATCTGCTACAGAATGGGAATCATTGAGCACAAACACAGCTGGATCTCTGAGATTATCAAGTGGTTCTGCAATTATAGGTGGTTTAAAAGCAAGACAAGAGATACTTATTTGGACTGATTTAAGTATTTACTCTATGCAATTTATAGGACCACCACTTACATTCGCAGTGAACTTGATAAACGAAGGTGCTGGATTGATAGGACCAAAAGCTGCTGTGAATACACCAAATGGTGTTTACTTCATGTCAAAGAATGGATTTTATTACTACAATGGCGCAGTTAAAAAACTTGCATCATCTGTACAAGATTATGTTTTTTCTGATATTGATCTAGAACAAGCATTCAAATGCCATGTTGGTCACAACGCAAAATTTGCAGAAATTTGGTTTTTTTACCCATCAATAATTGACGATACTAGAGAAATATCCAGATACGCAATCTACAATTATGAAGAAGGTTTATGGTCGATAGGGAGTATAATTAGGTATGCTTGGATCGATTCAGGTGTTAGAAACTTCCCACAAGCAGTTGGAATAAACAGCTCATCATCGTATTTACTATACAACCATGAAAATGGTTTTAATAATGATGATAGTCCAATGGATAATGTGTTTGTTGAATCTGGTGATTTTGATATAAGCGATGGCGATAGATTAGCTTTCATAAAAAGGATTTTACCAGATGTTAAATTTATAAATGACACAGGTTCGTCACCAGATGGTGCTGTAAACATAGTTTTGAAAAAAAGAGATACTAATGGCAACACACTGTCTATCGACAGTACAAGCCAAGTAAAATCTACAACTAAACAAAGTTTCGTTAGAGCAAGAGGTAGGCAGTTTGCATTTAGAGTTGAATCTGATGATGACAATAACCTAAGTGATAGAAAAGATTTTAAATGGAGGCTTGGATCAACAAGATTCGATATACAGCCTTCTGGTCGGAGAGCATGAGCAAACTTTTACAAACCAACTTGCCCTTGGCTCAAGGTGTAGAGATTACACCTGAACTGTTTAATCGTTTGGTAAGAATTTTAGAAATAAACCTTAGTGCAATAGATCCAGAAAAAACACCTAGCTTTAATTCTACAGAGATTTCTGAATTGCAATTTGCTACAGGTTCTATAATATATAATACAACAGACAGAATACATCAGGCTTTCGATGGTACGAGAATGAGGAGTCTTTATGGTCAACAAACTTATCCATCAGGTCTTGGTTTAGCAACATCAATAGGTAGCGTTTCAGTAACAATCGGTTAATACTATGAATGAATTATTAAATAAAAGAATCGCTAACTTTATGGATCAGACAATTGGTCAACCCAAAGGTGCTATTTCTAATAGAGAAATGGAACTGTTTCAACAGGCTGATGCAAATGCAAGAGCTGTAGACATGATTGGTCAACCCAGAGGTGCTATTTCTAATAGAGAAATGGAACTGTTTCAAAAGGCTATTTCTAATGCTGATATAAATACTTCTGGTAATATGTCTGAATACGAAAAAAAATTATTGCAAGATAAATTAAATAAATTAGCTAACCCTGAAATTTCTATGGCTCCATTTGGTTCATCAGATACATCTGCTGATGTTCAAGCTATGATGGATTTAGCTAGTCAAACCAAAGGTGCTATTTCTAATGCTGAGATGCAAGTGCTGGAACGAGCACAGGTAGAAGCTGGTGAGACATTTACACCTGAAGAAAAAGAAATGGCTTTGCAAAAAATTAGAGAGTTATCACAAAAAAGCCAAGCACCTTTATTTGAACAAGCAGAACAATTAAGAATGGAAGGTGAAGGTGACGATACTGAAATAGGTCATTTGAAACCCGGTGAAGTTATAGTAGATCCCCAGATGTTAGAAGATCCACAATTCGAACAAATGTTGCAAAAAAAGTTTGATGAGTTTGGAGTTCCTATAGAAGTAGCAACTGTTGGTGGATTAAATTCTATCAATCCAGTTACAGGTGCTGCTCAATTCGGTTTTCTCAAGAAAGTAGGTAAATTTTTAAAGAAAGTTGTAGCACCAATAGCTAAGGTTGCACAGTTTGTGCCCGGACCTTGGCAGATACCAGCAGCTCTTATATCCAAAGCAGATACAGTAAGAAATGTAGTTAGAGGGGATGCAAATCCACTTGCTCTATTAACTGTAGCTGGACCTATGGCTGTAGGTGGAACTTTCGGTGAGAATATTGCTGGTTTAAAAGCAGCTGGTGATGGCAGTTTTCTTAAAGGATTAGGAAGTTTAGGTGGTAAAACAGCTGGCAGTATTGGAAAAGCAATTATGAACCCTATTGATACTATCAGAGGTATTCCTAGCTTAATGGGTAGCGCAACTATGTCAGGTCAACCAAAAGCTGGTATGAATACACCAGCAGATGCATACGCAGATTATCAAAAAGCGTTGGAACAAAATCCAGCCTTAGCAAACATGGCTCCTATGTCAGCAGTTGATCCAACATTATTGAGTGCTAAAGAACAAATAATGGCAAACATACAAAACCTAAAAGGATTAGCAGATGAAGCCGACAGAATAGGTGATCCAGCCAGAGCGTTTGAATTAGGTCAATCTATAGGAATTTTACAAGATCAAGTACAAGGTATAGACAGCCAGATAGGTATGCAATCTACACCAAATGCTGGGATCCCAATGCCAGCTGAAGGACAAAATTACGATCAAATGATTTCTGACATGGCTCAAGGCATGTCAGGACAACCACAAACAGGAACACAGCAAGGTACAGAAACAGGTAAGCAACCAACAATGATGGATAGATTATCAGGTGCTATATCAGGAACTAGCGGTGGCTTGGGTAACTTGGGCGATTTAGCTAGAATAGGTGTTACTGGTGGTTTGGCTGGAGCATTAGCTAAATTGGCTTATGATGAAACTAACAAAGATACAGGTGTACCACTTACACCTTTAACACAAATGGATGCTACAGGAAGATACAATATAGAAGCAGAAGTAGCCAGAAGAATGGGACAAGAAGCTCCTAATCCAGTTGAATTTGGTTTATTACCAGCAAACACATTCCCACAATTAAGTGGTGGACAGCCAATGCAAGCCAGATATGGTGGTGAAGTAATGGGTTTTGCAGATGGCGGTTCGTCTTACCCAAACAAAGGCTTAGAATCATTAGCTCAGGTAGCACCTCAAGTTGTTGATCGTATGGGTTACAATAATGGTGGCATGGTAATGCCAATGGCATACGCTGAAGGTGGTAATGTCGCTATGGAAGATTTTAACAGAATGAATGGCGGTATCAATGGTATAGGAACTGAAACCAGTGATGATATACCAGCTATGCTTTCTGATGGTGAATTTGTTATGACAGGTCAGGCTGTGAGAGGTGCTGGCAAGTATGAGATGCAAGCTGGCGAAGGTGGTATCATGACATTGATACCATCTTTAGAAGAAGATAGAGAGCGTGGTACTAATTTAATGTATAGTATGATGGATGCATTTGCTGGACAAGCAAACTCATCACAGGAGCCAGTATGAATTATAATATGATGCCAAGAAGATTTGATGCTGGTGGTGCTGCTGATACGCAACAAGGATTTTTTGATCCCTATGCAAATTTAAACTTACCATCACCAACTGGCGTTGCAAGTATTGATGCTGCAAATTTTAAATTAGCTGGTGGCGGTGGTGGTAGAATGCCACGCCCAGTAGGTAGACCACAACCTATGCCAGTAGCACCACAACAAGGTGGTGGTATGTTTAGTGGAGTAATGAATCCAGTAACGCGCCCAGTTGTAGGCAATAATATGCCAATTAATAGTTTTAATCCACAAGTAGGCATGGATATGCCAAACCTTAGAAATGGAATGAATCAGACAGAATATAGACCTACCGATGATATGGCTAGGGGTCCTACAGTTGACCAACTGAACCAGAGTGATAATTACAGAGATTACATTAA